TTCGGACAGTATCCAGGAATCGTCCTTCATCGGATCCGTTGATGACATAAACGTCAGCTCCAAGTTCATTACAGAGTGCCTTTGCTACTGTAGTCTTGCCGATACCAGGTGGACCTGCAAGAAGCATATTAGGAATCTCTCCTTTATCTAGGAAGTCTTGGAAGGTTTTTTTAGTATTGTTAGGAAGTATACACTCAGAGATCGTCTTAGGACGATACTTCTCAACCCAAATAAAATCACTCATACTCACTCACCAACTTCATGAATAACAGGTTGTTCATGTACCAGTATACGGTACAACTCAGGATTATTGCCAGCAGAAACTGGAAGAAATTCTGTATCTGGATTGAACTCATCATCACGGATCGCTTGATTGATCACGATAGAACCCTCTTCACCAGAGATACTACGATGATAAGTTCCGACAGGAACAACTAAAGCACCACTCTTACGGTTCATGTGAACAATATGATATGGAAACTTCCAGTCAAAGTTCACAAGTTCAAACGTTCTTTCTCCTGAGAGGACACGATTATGGTCCACTTGATGATGGTGGATATAGAACTGCTTTGCACCGATGACATCATCTGGTGGTGATACTGCTGGTCCTTCATGTACCACAAGATCAGATGCGTTTGAATCATCTACCGAAATATCATAAAAAACAACATCAGGCGTCTCTCGGAACACCCGATGTTTACGAAACTGTACGCTCATGACAAAAGTTTACTAATACCAATGGTGGTCAAAAAACCAAGCATGATAACCATGTCCCACATTTTATATTTGATAAAGTATGGGATAGTTACCGAGTCGGCAACTAGGTGTACCACCACACCCAGTTTAGCATCAACATGTAAAACAACAAAGTAGGAAACAACAATCAGTGTGCTTCCAAGTATCCTTAGATACTCAAGAACCTTATCCGAATGTAGAATCTGGTTCAAGCGCAATGTAATAGGTGAGGTTGTACTTTGCATTAGTGAACTTAGAAAGAAGTTTAGAGGAGACTACAACATCGTAGGCACCAGGAATAATCTTGATGTTCTCAATCTTGAAGTTGAAAGTAAACTCTTTATCAGTTTCTCCAACAACAAACTCTTCTGCGTGAGAAGTATCGTTCTTCTTATCACGGACTACCAGTTTGACAACACCAGCACCACCAACAACAGAAAGGTCAGGGAGTTGCAGAACAGCAGCAGCTTTCAGAACTTGTGAAAGGACACTGTGCTCAAGTTGAAAGCAAACATCCTGAGTAGGAAGAGTGATATCCTTTTCAGGAGGAGAGATGATGACAGCAGGATCAGAATAGAAATACTTGCCACGACGGTTACCTTCACGGTAAGCAAGATAACTTTCTTCCTTGAAGTCAAGGTTAGGATCTGGATATGTGCTCAGGATGTTCAGCAGTTGGTTCAGATCATACAGAGCAACATCACGAGGGAACTCTTCGTCAATCTCTGCTTCAGCAAGAATGTTCTTAGCAACAGAAATGGTACGGAGTTTAGTACCCTGCTTCACAAGAATAGAGTTGTTGATACCAGCAAAGTTCTTGAGAATGGTCAGAGTGTTGTCAGACAGTTTCATTGTATTTGGATTCAATTTCATCACTGGGGGTAAGTTTCGCGCTTGGCGTTTTTATCGTTGAAGTGCATCAGAAGCACAGCATAGTGCAGAATCTTCATGATGTCACGTCGTGCAGTGCCTTTCTTATCGTAACGAGAGGCATACTTTAGAATGTTGCTGCGGCAGAAGGACTCACCATCGCCACATGCTTCAATCAGATCAAGTGTCTGAATTTTATCATCACCAGCAGAGTAGTGAGCGTTGTATGTGCCAGAAATATAGTCTTGTAGTTCTTTGAGGATAGTATCCTCACTATACTTGTATCGACTGGGGTCTGTGTTCATAGGAATGTTAATATTCAAAGAGTGTTCGTCTTCAGGACCAAACATATCATCGTGTAGTAGAGACCATGAGTTCACCATATTATATCAACAGAAGTTGTGGGAGTCAAGTGCTTCTTTCTGTTGCTCTTCAATAGAAGAGTCTTCAGTAGAGGAGTCTTCAGTAGAAGGCATCTGGAAGTCAGCATCAACTTTATCATACAGTTCCAGAAATGCCTGCTTAGTTTCATCATCAAAACGGTTCACACAAACTTGGATTGCTTTTGCTTTATCTCCAAAGATGTTGAATGCCTTGACGATGTGAACCAGGCGGCGGGTAGAAATGATCTCCTCAATACCACCATCATAGAAGGTCTTGCGGATGATGTCTGCCCAGTCAGCAAGACGCTTACAGAAGTTTTCGTCTGCACAGAGTTTGTTGAGAATTTTGGTTTCAATGGCAGCAGTAGGATACTCCTGCTCAAAGGTCACTGGGAATCGCTCAAGGAAGGCTTCGTTGAGCACGTTAGTTCCAATGAATCGTCCGTCGTCGCTACCTTTACCCTTAGTGTTTGCGGTTGCGATGACATTGAAACCTGCAGTGGGTCGAACAAACCTGCCAATCTTTTTGAGAAAGACTCCATTTCCTTCAAGGATACTTTGGAGACAGAGAATTTTATTAGAGGCGAGGTCAACCTCGTCAAGGAGCAAGATAGCACCTCGTTCGAGTGCTTCAATGACTGGTCCATTGTGCCAGACGGTTGCACCGTCAACAAGGCGGAAACCGCCAATGAGATCATCTTCATCAGTTTCGATAGTAATGTTTACACGGATCAGTTCTCGTCCGAGTTGGGCACACGCTTGCTCAACAGAAAACGTTTTACCATTACCCGAGAGACCCGTGATAAACGAAGGGTAGAATGCGCGGGACTGAATAATTTTTTTAATATCGTTAAAGTTACCAAACTTGACGAAGGAATCATCTTTCTGAGGAATGAGATTTTGTTGAACAGCAGGTTGAGCAGCAGGTGCCTGATAATTTTGTTCCAGTTGCTCAGGAATGGTCAGGTTCCACTTGCCGCGACTAGTCTTGTATTCAGACAGTTTATTGGAGACAGTCTGATAGTTGCAGTCATTCATAGCACACCATGCACGGATATCTGCAGCAGTTACAGATTCACCATAGGTATCTTGGAGTGATGCGATGATGGTGCTCTTGGACAGTCCCATTGGGTTGTTTGTTTTAACTGAAGTTATTATATATGAAAAAAGGGGGTCAGAAACCCCCTTGTGTACCAGTTGTAAAAGTGTCCTCAGTCCTTTTTAGCACGAAGAGATCTCTTCTCATACTTGACTTCTTCAACCTTGACTTCTGGTTTAGGGGCAGGTGCTGGTTTTGGTGCAGGTGCTTTCTCAACCTTAGGAGCAGGTGCTTCCTCTCCTCTCAGCAAATCTCCGAATCTTGACATAGCTCTAAAGTTTTTAAATATTTATCAAGCAACAAGTTCTACAAACTCGCTAAGAACTTTCTTGTTCATCTTCTTACTACGAAGACTTTTTACAAAAGCACTCTTAATTTGAGTCTTAGTTGCGCTATCAGATACTTCAAAGTCAGAGTTTTGTGCCAGAGCATTTGCAGACAAACCAAAGTATGCTGCATATCCAGAGTTTGAAATAGTAAATGCTCTTTTCTTTTTCCAGTCTTGCATGGTGCTTTCAAACTCTTTTCCAAAGTATCCACAATAGCGGCGAATGAAAGCACCAGCGTCACGGGACTCAAGAACACGGAAACCGATGAAGTTTACATCAGTAAAACGATCCTTAAGGTTACGGAGAAGAATATCAGTAAACTCATGCCACTCAGTATCAAGACTGTAAGTAGTTCCAAGTTTACGATCACGGAGGAAACAAGAGGATGAGATAGAACGAACACCAATGAAGGGCTCTTCTTCCCAACGACGCTGAAGTTCAGCATGATACTTCACCCAGTTTGCTTCACCATCAGTCATCACAACACACTGAACTTTCTGAACACCAGTCTCTTTCTTGAACTCAGGAAGAATTGTATGGAGAGAAATCAATGCCTCATTCAGAGGAGTTCCAGACAGAGACAATCCGATAGGTGGCATGAAGTTAGTCCAGTATGAACGACGAAAACTCATAGCAAGACGGAAGATGTTCTTCATCTGTTGCTCAAGAACTTTACCATTAGTTTTGTGAGTAAACAGGTTCAGGAGAGAGAAGTATTCTGGAATAGCAAATACACCGTCACGCTTTTGATAGCAAGGTTCACGAAGGGTAGGATTACCATACTCATCAGAGGAAGCAATAGGGTAATCGTTAGTGAAGGCATAAACTTCAAAGGGAATGGATACTTTCTTACAGAACCAAATGAGGTTGTAAAGTTGCTTGATAGTGTCAAGCATCACATCACACATAGAACCAGACCAGTCAAGAACAAAGACCAAACCATGGTTCTTACCATCAGCTAGAGTCGTGACCTTCTTGAAAATATCTTCATGGTATCGATAAGAGTGTAACTTGCTTGTATCGAGAACTCCAGTCCGACTAGTAGTAGCACGAGCATAAGAGTCTGCAGACTTACGGCATTCGAATTCTTTGACAAGGTAATTCACCTCCTTACGAGCGTCTTTCTTGAACTTTACAAACTCAATGTCGATAGGTTCAAATGCTTCTGCAGGAACATCATCCCACTCACAGAAACTATCGTGAATTTTCTTGTTATCAATAATAATTTTACTAGCATCAACTTTGGGAACTTCAATGTAGACGTTCTCATATCCATCCATGCTTGCAAGATCTTTGATGGCATCTGCTAGAGAGTCAACAGTTTTTGTTTCTGGTTCATCATCAAAGTCACCAAAGTCATCATCAAATGTGTTATCAGTTTCAGCGGTGCCACCATAGGACTCATCAGGCTGCATATCTTCTGGTTCACCCTCACCATCATCACCACCACCAGGGTTGGGAACGTTCGCCTGGGTGCCTTCAGAAGACTCTTGGGTGCCCTCAGGAACCTCATTCTTCTTGTTCTGCATCTCCTGCTTACAGAACTTGTAGAGTTCCTCAGCAGCATCAAG